TTAATTAAAGGAACAATCAAAGTAGCGTCACCAATATCATTGATAAGTGGTTTTAACTCACCTATCAAAGCTGTGATTTGGGTCTCTTTTTTCTTTTGGTTTTCGTAAATTTCCTTGAGAATATCCGAGAATTTTTTCTTACCAAATACGTTTGATTCTAAATTACTCATATGTATTGTTTTTTATAAATATAAACAACTACTAGAGTTGGAAACTCATATATCCTTCCTCTAAATAAAATAGGTAGTTTTTCTTAAATACGTTATATAATACACCTGCTATTTTAGTAATTTTAGGAGTTTTAGCATCTGGGATCATTTCGTGTATATAAATGTAGAGGGCTTTTTTATTAAATACATCTATACTGTCTCGTTTTCTAAATAATTCTAAGACCGCGTCCGCAATTTTTGTATCGTATTCTTTAGGGAAGATTTCGTATAAGTTAAAGCTGACGAATTCAACATATTCGTCCATAAAATGAGATAATCGATCATCTGAATAATTAATATCCATAGTATAAGTGTGGTCTGAATCATCTTTAGATAATTCTTCTACAGGGACTTTACTGATTTTACTTTTATAGTTTTTCTCATTATATAAAATACACCAACGTTTTACAATAGTACCAAAGTAAGAATATGCTTTAGCTCCATTCGCTGGGTTGAATAGATGGATTTTAGATAAAAGAAATATTATAATTTCATGTTGTAAATGTTCTAAATTTTCTACTTCAGTATGATAGAACTTAAACGTATGGATTATATTTTGAGTTAATTTGAAGAAAGCATAATGTATTTTTTCTTCGTAAATTTTACTCTTTAAGGCGGGGTCTAAAGTGTTATTATATAAGATAATGGCATTCTCCGTCTCTTGAGTGAAATAATTTTTATTACCGGCTTTTCGGGTTTTTTTAACTGAATTTTCTAAGGTTGAACTCATTGAGGATTTCTTGAATTTTTAAAATTGATTGAAATATAACCCCAACTTCATCATCTTTTTCAAACACACCTCCACGGTCTAACTCTTTAAGTTTTTTGTCTGAAATTTCAATTGTACGAGATAAACGATCTAAATAGACTAGATATCCCGCTAAAACATCTTCTTGTTTTTCTACTTTTTTCATCAAGTTAAAAGTCGTAAACGCTAGGATTACGACTAAAACTGAAAGAAAACTAATTACTACTGTTGTTATCATAAGCTGTCTAACATATTTTTTAAACTATCACTTTTAAATGTACCTAAAGCTTTAGTTTTGGTTGATGTCTTTTTAGACATGTTGGGTTTATTACCTAATGTAAAATTACTTTTTTCATTATCCACGGATTTTTTACCTTCTTTTAATTTAGGTAACCATTCACGTTCAAATTCAATACGTGATGCCATTAAATCAGCTTGATGTAAAATATAAGGTAATGAAGTGCGTGGCTTTTGTCCTGGAATATATGAAACGAGATATTTTTTATTTCCTTCATCATATAAACCATCATGAGTCTGAATGGCAATCATTTCATTAAATGTATACTGAATACCATATGATTGAAGGAGAAATAATCCTCTATCGGGAACTGATGCAAATGGAATTTTTTCATTAAACATATAATCCTCTCCTAATTTTTCACGCCTCCAATTATCAGTCTGAGGAATATAAGATTCATTTTCTTCATCTCCCATTTTGCCCAGGTCATGGTTTAAAGCTGAGAATACTAGTTCTTCAAGAGTAAAAGTAGTCATATCTGCTCCTTCTTCAGCCCAAAGTTCATATTGCTTTAAAGCACATCGAATAACACGTAAAATATGTTCTACATATCCTCCGGGGAAGGCATTATGGTATTCTTTTTTATGCGAAGCAGGCATTAACATTAAACGATCAGCATACTGCTCATAAAATTCTAGTAATTTTTCTCTACGAGGAGATGAAATGTCACATTTAATAACATCCATTAATTCATTCCAATTATCTTGGATTTGTTCGGCGGTAAGATTCATAACTTATTTATTTTGGATTAATTTTCTCGTTCAACGATAGCTTGAGTATCATCTCGTAACTCAAGCGTTTCTTGTAAAATTTGACGAGCCGCATCTACGTTTCTCTCGTTTAGAGCATTTCTCAATCGTTTAAGTTTACCTTCCAAGGATTCGAGGCGTCTCAATACTAATTCTTTATTTTTCATTTTTATCTTTTAATTATTTATTTCTTAATTTCTAATTATCTATCTTATTAATTATTTTCAAATTAAAAATCTTATATGAAGATAATAAAAATTTCTTAGGAAGCCAAGTTTTTTTCTACAAAATCTTGAATCTTTTTTAAGTGAGCACACTTTTCATATTCTTCTGTGCTTTCAAAGTAAGAAATACTCAACCGGATAGATATTAAAAATTCTTCATTTGCATATTGTTTCAAAGCATCCTTCCAAACTTTTGATCTAATTTTAACTTGCTCAATCCAATACCATGCTCTGGTATACATCATATATTCACCTGCTTGATCTATTCCTTTTACATCCAGGGAAGGATCTGCTTTAGCAAAAAACTTAGTAACTTGTTTTGAAAATAAATGACCATTCATGATCAACTTATGAAACATCCCTAACTTAAAGTGAGGAGATTCTTTATAATCCTCTAATTCAGCTTCAAGTTTTAGACGCTCAGGATCTTCTTCATCCGGAAATCCAAATAATGCAAATACTCCTTTAATTGACATATCCATCAATAAATATTTTAAATATATTTACTTCCTATTTCTTCAATTATATTTTTAGCTTCATCAAGTGATACTCTAAAAAATTCTCTTTGTTTATTAACTCGTTTATTTGAGAAATAAATATGAACTTCTCTTTCAATTCGTTCTCCTTTATAACACCGGTAAGCCCATTCAACTTCAAAACCTAAAGGTACACCTGTACCTCTAGACATTTTACTTGCTCTAACAAAAGGATCTAATTTAGTATAACCTATTTTTACCAGACCAGGAAGAGCAGGATTAGTTAAAATATAAACCCATTCATCTCCTTCTTTCCCTAAAAATACTCCTCGTTTTTTATTTGTATAGTAAGTTATAATATCCCATCCTTCATCATTTGTATAACTAGTATAATATGCTGGGGGATTATCATAATAGTCTTCTGAGCAGGGGATGAACTGCTTAGCTTCCTCATGAGTTAAACGGAACATTAAAATCTAGCTTTAGCACTTGAACCTTTATACCAAGGTAAACCTTCACGTCCTTTAAGAGCCTCTTTCCATTGTGGTTGAGTCATTTTAACTCCATTAAGATAATACTCTCGTTTACGATTATCACCTTGAGGAATTAAAGCGGGACCTTCCCAATTATGAAGTTTACCATCAAAGGTATACATAATTGTTCCGTCTGCAGTTGTGATTTTTTTACTTGGCTTGTAATTCTGATTTTCCATAATAACCTTTATTTTTAATTTTCCTAAATTTAATAATTATATTTTATACCCCCAAGCTATTTCTTAACCATATAAAAATACTTCTATCCGTATATACTAACTTATCACTAAAGAATACATTCCAGTTCCTTTCAAACGATAATTTGAACCAGAAACAGTAGCTAAATTAGAAGTAAACGTAAATGAAGACACCCCCGGTTGAACAACTACCCCAGCAACATAAGAGGAAGTAACTAATCCCATAGATTGAGAAGTCACATACGACCCAGAAAAGTTAGCTAGGGAAGATGAATCATAGAATCCATCATTATTTCGATTAGTTTCCATTACGAAATAAGAGGAAGCAGATGGGTTAGTAAACGTGAATGTTTTTAAACCTATAAGGTTTTCACCTGCTGATCCCGTACCGTATAACTGGGTATAAGTATATGAAGCCATTTATTTATCTGGGTATATTAATGAGTGAGGTTACGGAGCATATAATTATGGAAAGGGAACCTATTAGTAGGTAAAATGGTATTAAAAGGGCTTTTTTTATCATGATTTAACAGTCCAACTAAACAAGCCGTTTAGATACTTTTTACGTTTGGTACAATTACATTCTTGTAGACCAAACCATTGTTTGTAACGTTCTTGGGTGATACCAAATTTTGTAAGTGTAGCTTCAACTACATCACCTAAACCACGTGTTTGAAGGTCTTGATTTGTGGTATCAAAGTTAATACCTTTGCTTTCCAATTCATTGATCACTTGATCCATTTCTGTTCTTACGTCGCTCATATCTTTTATTTTTATTTATTATAAATATGGGACGTTTGTGCTTCTTATGTGCTTAGGTCTAATTCTCGTTCATAAAAGTAGGGACAACACCATTTTCTAACGTCACAATTAAGTTTAACCATTGTTCCGTTATAACAACCTATTTGGACTACTGTTGCCCAACCACTAAGTTTGGTTTTAACTCTATCCCCTACTTTTAATTCACTGAAAATCATAGTTCATCAAACTGATTATCTAGCTTTACAATTTGGAATTCAATTTCTTCAATTTCTTGTTGAATAGCTTCTTTAACCGCATCTGATTTTTTAAGATAGGTTACGCATTGTCTATTATATGGACCTGTTGTGTATTCAAGGGTAACTGTTAAGCCACAACTGGATTTAGCATCTAGTAATTGTCTTCGGTAATTGAATAATTTTTCACGTTTTTCCTTTAGTTCTTTAGCTTGTATAAATGTTTCGTATTTCATGATTTTAATTTAATCTGTAAATATAAGTATATACTTTGTCGATGCCAAGAGATTTTAATATACTCTTTGAGTATATACTTGATCCTCTATCAAGAGGATCTTGAAAAAGAAGAGATTTAAGGTTTATGGGAGTGTATCCTTTTTTTTATTTTGGAATTTATGATATATAGTTATATATTAGGTCGATGGGGTTAGGTTTTTAAGAGCTGAAAGTTACTCTAAGTCCTCCCATCCCAACATCCCGTGCTATATTGATATCAACGTACGTGGTACCTAGGTGATACTATTCCGGTACTATATACGTACCATATACGGTGTAACCTAATCCCGCCATGAAGGTTTTTTAACTTTTGAACTCACTAATTTACTATCCTCGAAATAATAAAATTCTAAATTACCGTTGTTTCCTTTAACGGTTATATTTCCGTCGTTTAAATTTCCGTCGATATTCAAAATCCGATCCTTATTCTGCTTAATAAATTCATGTGTGCTCATGGTCCCCAAAAGCCCGATCACTCGGGCTCGTTGGGGTTCGGGTTATTTATTCTTCTACTTTAATCATTTTAGGTCGACCTAATTTAAGTGTTCCGTTCATTCGTCTTTCTTCTAAGTCACGTAATCTCATTTGACGGGCACTCGTTTCATTCACTGGTCGGCCTTTTCTCAACTCACCATTAAAACGCTTCAACTCTAATTCAGCTAATCTTACTTGGCGGTTACTATTTCCATTTACTGGACGGCCTCTTTTTAACTCACCATTTTTTCTCTTTTCCTCTAACTCAGCTAATCTCTGTTGTCTAACACTATTAACATTTACTGGACGGCCTTTTTTCTTTGTCTCTTTAGCCTCCATTCCTGCTAACATTTCTTCTAACACTACACTCTTCATTGTATGTGCTTTTTCAATCCCTGCGGCCTTTGCTGCTGCTACTAATTCATTTCTGTTCATAACTCTTATTTTTTTAATTATACTTAAATATACGAATTTAATTTAAACGCTTTTGTTCCTCCAATATACTGCTTAACTCCATAGTCGCTGTTTTAATTGTTCCCTGAAGCCAACCTATTATATATGATTTGTCTTCTCCATCTAGAAACATCTTATCAGATTCCTTGATTTGTTTCCTTAACTCCTCAATCAACAATTTAATTCTTTTCTCGTTCATAACCGTTTTTTTTCTTAAATATACGAATGTTATTTTGAACTATTTTATCCGACACCGAAAGCTCATTTTCATGAGTCCCGGTGCCGTATAATTAAAACTTATCCATTCACCAAAAGGTTTTTATACGTCTCTAACATCTCAGCTATTTGTTCGGCATTTCCCTTAACCCCAAAATACCACTTCACATCACTGATCTTCCACATTCGGTGTGGCTTGATTCCCTTACTGTACAATTTACAGTCACGGATTGATGTTATTAAGTTCCAATAACCCATAGGCATTTGTCCGTTGTTCACACTAATGCTTTTTCCTAAATCAGCTTGGAACTTTGTTCCGTCAATCGCTTTAATCATTTGTTCTAATTTCATAACCTTTTTTTTCTTGAATATACGAAACCGATTTTAATTAAGTTGCTCCTGCAGTAACTTTAAACATTCTGGGCACCCTACTTCCTCAATACCCTCATTGCGGGCGTGATTAGTTGATAGTGCTGGTGTCCCACAAACGTTTCCTGTACCGGGGCCAAATCCTGATTTGTAAGCGTGTGCCGTTCCTGACCATACATTACCTTTGTTCCCAAAAATAAAATAACCCGCTCCTAATTCCTTAATGTTAATTTTTTTCATAACCGTTTTTTTTCTTAAATATACGAAGTTGATTTAACTTAACTTGCTCCCTAATTCAAATGAATTATTGAATGTTCTAATTCAAGGATATGAGGAATCATTACTACCTCAATCGGGAATATGATTACATCCTTTTTCATAAAAACATCTCCATTAAAACAAATTTAATCATCGTCACTGCAATGACTAATCCTAATACAAATAATAACTCCATAACCCTTATTTTTTAAATTATACCTTAAATATACGAAAACCCCTTTAATTAAGGGGCTCCTCTACTAACATCTTTTCAATCCATATCTGATCAGCCTCCTCAACAAAATAAACACAAATGCCTTTATGGTCAAATCGGTAGTGTTCCTTTAAATAATCAACTTCACCAAAATCAAATTCCTCCAACCCACATTCGATCACTTCACTGTCATCCAAATTGTTGAACTCTTCAAAATTAATCTCAATTAATTCTTTTAAACTTTCCTTAGCTGTCATAACCGTTTTTTCTTGAATATACGAATTATGTTTAGGGTAAATTTATCCCTTAAATCTAGATATTAAATATTCCGCTGTGGTGAGATCTTTCATAACCAATTCTTCAAATGAAAATGATCCTGTGGTCGTGAATGTATTTTTTACTTTAACGTTCCAGTCCTTATAACCTGAAACATATTTAAAACGATAATCGATTCTCTTCAATCCTAAAAGAGCATCCTTTTGTCTTGATTTTCTTGTCATAGTCTTTTTTCTTAAATATACTAAGACAGAATGGTGGCCTGCAATCCCTTGCAAGCTTCTTTTTAATTGGTTAATAACTGAACATTTTTACTTGTGATTACCTGGGAATACTTTTGTGCCCTATACGCTGTTGCTATTCTTTAAACCGTTTCCTGTGTTATGTTCTATAATAAATATATTACTTTTTAGTCTTCTTTAATACTTCTTTAATGTTTTTTGATGTGTTTTGTATATATTTTTGAAGAGAGGTAAAAGAGACGTAGGCGATGCATGTGGGGGTTAGACCCCAATATTTCTTGTACCCTCCGTGACCAACTCATTTTCCACATACGTTCCATTCATTTCTTGTAATTTTCTTTCCCGTTGCGTTTTCATTGGTCACCCGTTCATTTTCAGTCCACCTACGTTAATTTTCTTCCCTCTCATACTTGTGATATAATGTGTGATTTTCCTTTTATCATATCATTTAATTACCTCACACATATCACATTTATAATACACCTAAAGTAATTAATTTACCGTTTATTTCTTTGTTGATTTTCTTCCTGTCGAAGTTCATTTTGTCCAACTAACAACATCACAACACCTAATATAACTAAAAACATCATAACCTTAATTTTTAATTCTATCCATTTTCCAATCATCATCTTCACAAAATGATACTAAATCACTTGCATATTCCCCAGTACATTTTCCGTTTCGTGTTATTTCATAGTTGGGGTCCATCCCTACTTGTTCTACATAGTTAATTAATTCTTCTATTGAACTAAACTCTTCTACAAAATAATCACATTTTAAACTATACATCTTTCTTTCTTTATTTATACTGGAATATACGATCTCTATCTTATATATTTTATTCCCTCTCTATTGTTCTTGTTGTTTAAATGTTTTAGAGTAGTATTGTTCTGAGTCAGTTATAAATTCTCTGTTTTCATAGGCAAATATTTCTCCTATTTCACAACCATCAAAATGTGCATTTACTATATTCTGCTTCTCCATTTCTTCCGCTTTCTCAAAGTCTTCGTCAGATAATTCACCATCCATTTGGTAATATCTATCTCTTAAATAAAATGCTATTGTTGTTTTCATTGTTCTTGTTATTTAATTTAACTTTTTTCTTAAATATACGAATGTTATTTTAATAAGTTTATTCCTCTACTTTAAGGGCAAATAATATCTTTGATTTTAATCGTTCTCCTTCATCTGAGTTCCCAATTACAACACCATCAATAACTGAAAAGGCATGACCTTTCTTTATAACAAAGTACTTTCCTTTTGGGAACCGTTCCAAGAATAAACGTAATGGTATACTAACTGGTCGGCCACCTTTCTTCTGATGTATGTCTGAGCCGGGGTATAATAAGTCTGTTATGGGAATAATTGTATATTTGATTCCCATCACTTCATGTACTCTACATTTTAGTTTTACTGCTGTCCCAAATGTGCCTTTTCGTGGTTCTCTTTCAAACTCATCCGCTACAAACTTATGAGCAGAATCATAACTCAATCCAAACGTTGACGCCATTGCTCTAACTACACAATCGTTTCGTTCACCTTTAGCGATTGTGCTTTCATTATACCCAATAATATGATCCGCTGAACAAATACTTTTCATAACTTTTTTTTCTTGAATATACGAATGTTATTTTAAATATCTTCTTCCTTTATTACTTGTCTTGTAAAATCTAACCTAACACTATTATCATAAATCGTTTCAATAGTATACTCTACTGAATCAATTATTCCTGAACTAACTAGTTCCAAAGCATCATCTTCATTTTCTGCTTCCACTTCATAAGTGTACTCTGCTATTGCTGGGATTTGTTCTATAATTGTATATTTTTTCATAATTGAAAACTGTTGTTTTAAGGGTTTATAACTCTTATTTACTAATTTTTAACATTGTACCTATTACTTTCACTTTATAACCATTATCCTTCAATAACCCTGATATAGTTGTTTTCAT